TCAGATGGACGTACTTCTTCTTGACGCGTATCTTTACTTCTTGGGGTGCGCTCTTCAGCCATCACATGTTCTCCTTCAAGAGTTGCTTGGCATATTGCTCTGGGGTTAACCCAAGTCTCTTGGCGAGAGAAACCTGAGTAGCCGATAACTGCACTTTGCGCGGTTTTGCTCCATTGTTCCTAGAGGAAGGAGCGACTACCGAGGAAGTCCTAGAATTGGCAGTCGCAGACGCGGTACGGCTATCTACCCGCTTATCCTGCCAATCATATTCAGGGAATGCACTGCGTACACGATTATCAATGTACTCAAAGTATTCCGGAGAATTCACTTTAATACCGTTGTTTATTGCAGCGGTATGTGATCCATAAGCCAAGGCCGTCATCTCTTCATGGCCGGGCTTCATGAACCACTCATTTCCTTTGGCCCACTCTTCTGCGGCAGGGTCAGGTCTTGGAACCTGTGGCTGCTGTGCAACCTGCTGTGCCGCTTGTTGAGCTATCTGCTGGGTATTCTGTACTGGGGGCTGCGCTCTAAATCTTTGCTCGATATTATTGCGATACTTCTCCGCCTCAGAAAACTCAGCTTGGGCTTTGTACAATCTTTCTTGAGTTTCAATAATCTTATCTGTGTCGCCTTCTTCATAGGCGTTACGATAAGCATTCTTTGCTTGCTCAAGTGTTAGCTTTGCTCGCTCTTGTATTTGACCAACAAGCGCTGCCTCACCACGAGATATGATTGCCTCATACTCTTGATTCTTGCCAGCCACCTGCTGGGCAACACGAACTGCCTCTTCACGCATGCGCTCGGCGGCTTCTCGCTGTCGGCGCTCTTCGTGATACTCGTACTTAAGTTTGTTTAATCGCTTCTGAACCTTCTCAGAATATTGACCAAGCTCATCATCGCTTATGTCATCGTCATCAGAAGTCTTTGCCTTTTGTGGGCGCTGATCCTGTTCTGGACGATCATCAACAATCTCTAGATCAATATCGGACTGCTCTTCAGCTTTCTTTGCCTTCTTATCGAAGGTAGTCTTAACACCAAAGAACTTATCTTCTGTTGTTTGCGTTTCCATTTGCTCGCTCATACTTTGACAATCCCCCTCGGATCTTCAACGATAGCCTCAACGCTATCATCGTTAATCAATCGAAACTCTTTTCCATGCACTTTAAAACGGGTGCCTGAATAAGATCTCATGAGAATCCAATCGCCCGGTGAACAGTAGGGGCCAGAGGGGAACCGCGCTGGATCCTTGTAGCAATCCGGCCCCATTTCTAGAACCATGCCAACAAGTGAGCCGACCTCTTCATCTTGAATCGTTTTGGCAGACTTAATAATGCCACCCGCAAATTCCTTTTCGGGGTCTGGTAACGCGATCAGTATTTTATACCCCTTGGGTACAGGCAACTGTTTAGCCTTGCGAGGCTCTTCCGCCTCTTTCATTTGCACGACTTCCGTCATGATAACCTCTTGCACCGGATAACCGGAGTTGTTGCACTAGGATTGCGCCTAGAGTCGCTGCACTGGGTTAGCGCCCAGAGTCGCTACGCTTCCTCATACTTGGACTTTAGATCGAGAATCTCTCTTTCTGCTACCGCTAGTCCGTGTATGATTCCGCAACACTTGGTGTATGCTTCAAAACTCTCGCATCCACCAGTGCTTACATGATCTGCTATATCATTCATATTGTCTCTAATGTTAGAGATCAAATAATCAAGTATGTTTAGCTCATTTTTCATTTCATTTTTTCCCATTGCGCTTTCCTCATTTACCCATTAGGTCTTTAGCAATATCTACACCAAGTTTAGCACCTGCTATCTGCTCTTGTGAAGCTATTCTTTTGCTTTCAAGTTCATCCTTGCTGTTTGTTTCAGATATCTTAACACCTAATCTTGCCTGCTCGATCTGTGACTGTTGATCAAGCCTTTGCTGATCAAGCTGCGCTTTTGCCATAGCCTTCTGAGCTTCTAGCTGTAGCTTGGCCATCTCTGCCTCTGCTCTTTGCTGCACTTGCTGCTGCTTGATCTGAAGCTCTTGCATCTGGATCTGTATCAAAGGATCTTGCATTTGCTTCTGGTTTTCTTCCATCTGCTTTTCTTTTGCCGCTTTGCCGGACAGCTGTGCCGCAGCAGGCGCTACAAGACGAGATATACGATACTCGATGTCTTCTGGCATTGGTTCGTCTGGGGGTGGAAGCTCCACACCCAACTGCTTCTCAATCTCTTGACGATACTTGAACGCCAAGTGTTCCTGAACGTGCGCCGACAGCTCTGCTTGAGCCTTCTTCGCGTTTGGACTCTTGCCCATAATCTCCATAATGGTCGGATCTTGGATCATCGCCATGTGAGTTTGGATGTGAGCCTCATGATCTTGGTAGATAAACGCCTTAACAGGCTTGCCGTTAATGATATTCATGTTCTCACTAACCGGATCTGTTGGCTTCATGTCCTTATCTGTTGGAACAATCTCATCAGCATCCCGGATTCCAAGAACTTCTAGCATCTGGCGGTGCAATAGTGGCATATCGTACATTTCTGGGGCTTGTGCCGCCAGTTGTAGCGCTGCTTGGTACTGCATAATGCGCTGTGCCATCGTTCCAGCGTTTGGATCGCTAACAGGAATGATGTCAATGCGGTTATCGAAGTCTTCAACAACGATTGAAGACTCATCTTCCTCGTATGGGTAGGCTTCTGGCCCATGATCCCGCACAATTCCGGTCAAAAGGCGCAATTCTACCCGCATAGAGGCGTGTAAACGGGCCTGAACGGCGCTCATAACCTTCATTGAGCGCTCTAAAATGGCCAATGTGGTGCCTACAGGCGCTTCTCCGTTCATATCGGACGCTTTTACGTCCGCTGCGGAGGCAAATCTGCGGCCTTCTTCCACAATATCGCCCATCAAAGAGTACAATACGTTGCTTGGCTCTTTATATGGGAGGAATGCGATGTTATCTCGGATGGCTCCACCCGGTACATCGACATCTCTGAACTCTCCGGGCATGATCGGGGTGTCATCGCCCTTGATTCTAAGCCCTCTAGACTTCAATCCGCCGGGTAAGTTGGATAATGTACCCGCATCCACCAGTTGTCGTAGCAATGAGGTGGCTGATTTTGCCAATCCACCAATCATGTGGATCAATCCGAACCCATAGAAGCCTAGTCCGGGCATATACTGGTAGTGAACGAAGTGCTCTCGCTTGTTTTTTAGCGGGTCATCTTCATACCAGTTGCGTCTAATCGACAATATTGTGCGTGAACTTTGATCTATGGCCACTACATAGGGCAGGTGAATGCCAGTAGGCTCGTCATCTTCCATGTCCTCGAATCCGGGCAGGTCTAAATTGACATGCATCTCAAGGATTGTGTGACGAGAATCGTAGTCATAGCTGGCTGAATCGCCTGTAAGCTCGTTGTACTTACGCTCAATCTCATCAGTGCTTGGTGCTGACGGGGGTAAATCAATGTCCCGATAGAATCCAGACACTTGCAGCTTACGAATATCGTTGCTGCTCTTCTTCATAACATGCGTTGATCGCTCACATGTTGTTAAATCTGATGCGCCGTAGCTGACCACAAAGTCTTCAGCTGGGACAAACATACTACAAGGCCGCCCTAAATTGGGATCATAGTACACTTTTCTAAACGCACTACCTGCAAGAGGCAAAGAGAACAGCATCTTTTCTGTCTCAGACCGATACTCGGTCATCTTTTCTGTCAGCAAGTAGTTAAGATAATCCTGAACTCGCTCTGCCTGCTTTGTTTTCTTCTCATCAATCTTGCCAACAATGGCTGTCTTAACCGGGCCGCTTGCTGGAAAGATCTCTTGTATCGACTGAGACTGAAATCTAATAACAGATTCTGTTAGCAGGGGGTGGAATACACCACAGGCTCCATCCCAAGGCTGAGTTCTTTCTTCGTGCTTAAGACCTAAAAGATCCAAGCCTTTGACATATGACCGCTCCCAGTCAGCTCGACTTTCCTTGTCACCCCGAAATGAGCTAACAAGATCAAGACAGATGCCCATAAGGTCTGTCTTGTCAATAAAGTCCGCTAGGTTTGCGTTGTGATCATCGGCAGACTCATTCTCTAAGCTGTCGCCAAAATCAACAAGAACGCCGCCATCCTCAGTTTCAATCGAAACCGCTTCTGGATTGACAACCTCTATCTCTAGAGCTGCATCGTCTTGGTCTTCGATCTCTGTCCGCAAGGGACGGTCAATAGCCATAACTATCCCATCTTCTTAGAGATGTTCATGCCACGGGTCGCTGCACCGTAGCCTCGGCACTTACCGCCGCCAGCCATCTTGTGAGTCTTTCCGGGCATTACTGTACCATCTGACATGGTATGAGTTTCCATCTTGCCGCCATTGCTGTACGACTTTGTTTTGCCGCCTTTCATCATTTTCTTTTTTGATGAGCAACCTTTCATGCCTTAATCCTCAGTAGTATTCTGCTTTTTTGCCGTAAAACGGTTCTTCATCCTCATCGGATTCCAGCTTTAGGAACCCGCCTTGTCTAAACCGTAACAATGCTTGGGTCGATGAGTCAACTAGGTCATCATGCTCCCCGGCTGGGAATGATGCAAACTCTTCAATAACTTCTTCTGCGAATCGCATCTTTGGTGCCCAAACCTTGCCAGACGCAAATAGATCAGCAACCGCATTAACCCTTGCGATCTTATCATTGCCACGCGAGGGGGTGTACTCTGACACCGGAATACCCATCGCTCTAAGCTCAAAGATCAACGGCATACCCGCCGCCTTGGCTTCCACAATGAACGCATCGGGCTGCCAATCTACCCAGAACTCATACGCTTTCTTCTTAAGCTCTGGAAACTCTAGTCGTTCTTTGTGTGCGTCCAACAAGATTATGTTTGCCTGTAGGGTGCCAGTATCATCTGGTGCGTAGAAAACGCCCCATGTTGTACATGCAGAGAAGTCAGCTCTTTGTGTTTTTAGG